ACCCATAGCATTCCCATGAACGGTACAGTAATAGCTCAAAGCCACTGGAGCATTAGCTGCAAAGTGAGTGTAACTTTAGCACCTGCTGCTCCTGGAGTTCCAGTAACCACAACCCCTGTGGAGTACGAGCTACCTGAAGCGTCTTTAAAACGTAGTGGGTGTCCAGTGTTTGAGCTATCAGACAGATCAAAGATGTAGATGTATGTTCGAGATAATGTTAATTTAGGGTATGCTACCCCGTCAATAAAATACCTATTAGCCCCACCAGAAGATGCAACGGTTACAGCGTAAGTTGTAGTAACCGCATCGCCCGGACCTATGGCAGTTGTTTGTGGGTTAAAAGGTGCAGGTACACCAATTTGAGAAATGACAACTAAGTCTGATTGTTTACTCATTAGGTCTGCTCCAGTACGCTTACAATAACATCGCATGAAGAGGCAGTATCCGAAGTAACAATAACTGTGTCAGCTGCTTCCAAAATAACCTTACCATCTAGGACGGACAAAGCTGAACCTGTTGGGATTACTACGTTCTTAACAAGATAAACGCCAGCAGTTTGAACATCTACCCTAATTTGAGAAGAAGTTTTATTTGCTAAGTTACAACCGATCATTACCGAAGTAGTGGAACCGGGTACTGTGTAAGTCGTTGTTGCACCCGTTCCTACGGAAGATGATGTGTAGTTCTTAAACGTGTTTGCCATTTTTTATCCTAACGCAATTGCGAGGGCCAAAGCATTACTTTCGGCGGCTGCTGCTGTTGTATAACCCGCTAAGGCATGATCGCCCCAACCATATGCCGTATCTGCGTTTGTGCCTTGGGCGGCTGTTGCGTAATCTGTCTGATTAAATGCTTTTACTTGAGAAAGGTTTGTAATCTCGCTATCCATCAAAGCGCCAGCGGCGGTTACATTAGCCGATCCAGTAACGTCTGCGTTTGTTGAAATAGTATCTAGTTTAGTACCGTCTGTCGAAACATTACGACTATCAAATGTTGAGTTAGTTGTAATAGCGCCTGTCATTGCGCCGCCAGAAAGCTCTAACTTATCATTATTTAAATTGTTAAAGTTGGCATCAACTTCATTGTGGGTTAATGACGAACCCTTACCAGATCGTGTTACAATGGTTGCCATGCGTCACCTTAATCTAAAGTTATATCAATATCGCCAGCCGGGATACGAAGAATGTCAGCAGTGTCGATTGTTTTAGGTGTAGCCAAGGCCGCGTAAGCAATCTGAGTGCCATTGGTTGAAGCATCAAATATTGCAATGTAAGAGATTGTACCCCAAGTGCCTGTTGCAGCTGGAAACTCAATAATATTGCTAGTAGTTCCAGTGTTTCCACTTACAGTGAATGTGGCAGACTTTCTGACATATCCATTTCCAGAAATTTCTGTTCCACCCTGCCCCTCCCCGGGATTAGATGTAAATAATCCAACATACCATGCTGTGGGGCGGGTAACTGAAGAAGCAGTAAAAGCGTAATTCAGAATGTGTGTTTCATATGTATTGGAAAAGCTCACGATAGCCCCCTGATTTTTAAGCGGCGGCCAGAGCCACCAGATTTAACTGCTTCACTTTCAACATTTATAGCATCAATTGCACTTTGGTGCAACGCAGCCCAAACTGGCAAACGACCATCATCCCCAAGATAAGGTGCAGAATGGATTAAAGAGCCATAAAGATATGCATCTTGAAAATTAGACAAAAGCCAATTGGATGTATTGGTATCACTTAACCTATCAATTTTGCTATAGTAATAAAGTTCCGTAGGGTACGCCTCAGCTGGAGTTGGAAAAAGTTCTATTTCTACAGCGGTAAGTGCATAGAATAATGGAAGTCCAGAGACATTAGCACTTTTCGATCTTCGGTCAAGAATTTCCCCTTGGCTTATTAGATCAAGTGAGGAAGTCTTATTACTAGTTATACCGAACCTAATAATTTGTAAAAAATCATCTGGGACTTCGTTATATCTTGAGTTTAAATTTGCGCTACTGCGCTTTTCTTGACGCCAATGACGAACAGCACGGTTCATGTTATCTTCCGCCATTGAAATCCATGTGGGTATAATTGCTGCGCTATCGTCCCTGTTAATAAACAAAGCGATTGTAGATTGCAATTCTGCGTATGTTGCTATTGTCATTACTGTAACAATCCTTGCCTTTGTTGCTCTTCATTAGCACGTTTCTGCACTTCTTGTAAGGTTAGTAAGCCAGCTGGGGCAATCCCTACAGCCGCTGATAAGTTTTTTAGGTGACGAAACTCTGGATCAAAACGTGCAAATTCTGACCTAACTAAATTAGGAGAAAGTCTAACATCTACATTTGAAGGCTTGGAAAGCTCTTGTAAATATTGCAAGCGCAAAGCCTCTTCTTGCTCAGGAGTATATCCTAAGTTTTTAAATTGCCTAGAATTAAATCCCGACCCAATATCGTTAATATCTTTAAACTGAACACCACTTCTGCCTTCTTGCATTGCTGCTTGTTCAACTGAGCGAGTGGAAACTGATGCACCATCTGAAAAAAGATCATAATTAAGCCATCCCGCCACAGCAGGGTCAGTCTCATATATTTTATCTGGGTCTAACTGGTTCCAATTTACGCCGCCGCCCTCAACTACCGTATCACCAAATTTACTTCCAAGCCGAAGCGGATACATTTGAGCGTTAGCCGAACCCTTAGCATAAGTGCTAGCAAGTGTTGGGTTATCTGTAGAAAAGACATTACCTTGAAAGCCTTCTATGTCTGCGTTTGTTCCGTGAAAACCTTTCCTTGGAAACATTTCATCAGCCCTTGCCATTCTTGTCTCTTGGCTCATGCTAATTGGCGTATTAGCATACATATACGGATCATCAGCCGCAGCCATCATTTGCTCAGTGACTTCATCTGATCTACCAGCGGCGCGTAATTCTAATATATCTTTTGCAATTTGTTCCGCGTTATTTTTAGCATCGGGCAAAAGTCTAGTTGTTGAGGTTAGCTTTTTTTGCATATCTGGCGACACAAGGTTTACTGAAGACATATCATCAATCGCCGCAAATACATCGTCAAGCGTTGCGTTGGGCTGGCCAACGGGACGCCGACCAAGCCGATATGCAGTTGTTGCAGCGGCTTTAGATGAAACCTGACCCCCCATCATTGGAAAATCTTTCATAACTTGCGCCTGCAAATTTTGGCCTAAACCTTTGCCGCGTGACTCATCTGGGACCACAAGATCAAGCACGGAAGCGCTACCGTCTGGGCGAACAACAACCTCCATCGTTGATTTGCTTTTGGGGTCAGTATAGCGAACCCGCTCTGAACCTTCGCCAAAAATCCCAGAGGCGTCTTTTCGGGTTACATCAAAGTCACCTTTCGGCTTGAACCGCACATTACCCAACAGCGAACCCATAGCATCCGGGTCAACCTCAACACGCTTGACCGTATCAAGCAAACCTTGCGCACCAGCCTTCACAGCTTTTGCAGCTGCATCGCCAACGCCGGGTATCAAACCAAGAACAGCCGTTCCACCCAACAATCCAACCAAACCCCAATTAGGGCTTTCTGAAGTTGCTTCTTCCCAAAGCTCCTTTACAGCCATTGCGTCACCAAGTATTGGCGTCATCTCAGCTGCAAATCGGGCTGCATCCGCACCAGTAAAGTCACGTTCGCCATTTCGGCGCATTTCGGCGCGTTTAGCAAAATATGCTTCGCGTTCTGAGGCGCGGCGCGAAAGGTATTCGTCACGACTTGGTGAATCAAGCAATCCAGCCATCAAACAATCCCTTTATTGTCCACGCAAACGCATTTCATTCTTGTGAGCTGCTGAGTTTCTGTACCCAAACCGACCATCATTTATAGCACGCGGCCTAATGCTATCTTCAAGAGCTTCTTCGTCGCTTTTAGTTGAATACGGCATGTTGTTCCAAATTTGCAATAGACTTGCAGGGCTGTCATCAGCAAGGGTTCCGTCTGGCTTATATTGCTGGCTATAAACTTGTTCTTCATATTTACGAACATCAGCGGGATTTTCAACTCTGCCACCGCCTTTACCGCCAAAAGCGTTTACTACTCTGCCACCCGCTTTATAAACTTGGCCCAACAAACTTTTTTCCATAAAATTCGTTACAGTATCATTAAGAATACCCATGTAAATCTCCTTGGTTATTGAGAATATAACACAGGTTCAATTGTTATGCGATACCTTTAAGGTTTCTGCGTATTGGTTCACCCCAATCAGTCTGTTTTTGATACCCGACAGCCATATACCTAAAACTGTCAGCAGCGTGTGAAGTCCAATCGTGAAGCGGCCTTCCCCGCCATGTTTTGAGTTTTTCATCAAATTCTCTGCGATATTGGCGAAGTGCTTCAACACCTCTGTCGCATTTTTTAATGTCAAACCAGCATCGAGAGATCATTGTTCTAACAGACTGAATGCCATCTTCTACAGCAAGCATAGGTGCAATTGTAATGTTTTTTATGCCCAGCGCATCTAGGGTTTCTAAGCGACTTTTACCCGTTCCAAGTTCTTTAACTCTCACATCATGCGGTAAAATATGTTCAGAATAAGCATATCCTTTTTCGTTTAGAACTTTTGCATAATGATCTAAGCCAACTCCACTGTTTTCGTAATAGTCTATTACTCGCACCTCTTGGCCAACAAACTGTGCAAACCAAATGGCAGTGCTATCACCAATGCCCAAATCCCAGGAGGTTATTACACTAGCCCCGGGATCATATGGAACATTAGTTACTCTTTCGTCAGAAGTTGCCGTTTTCATTTCTTGAGCATAAAAAGAACCTTGAATAGCGGCCTCAAAACTGCACTCAAATTCTTGTTCAAACCTATCTGGCCCCATTGCCCTTTTAGCTTCTTCAAGTTCTTCAGCGTCTAATATACCTGTTTCAGATGATTTAAAAATATCGCAATACCAATCAGGATGCGATTTTGCGTAATGGTATGTGTCCCAAAACTCATTTTTTCCTTTTGGCGTCCCTATAAATGTAGCGCGTCCCTTTCGATCAGCCAAAGCAGGCCGTATTACAGTGGGCCAAGCAGATACTGGAAAGTCAGCGGGTTCATCCAAAACAACGCTGTCAAAATAGAGGCCACGCATAGCGTCATAGTTATCCGCACCAAACAGTCGGACCCTAGCACCGTTGGCAAAATCTACACGCAATTCAGCAATATTAATTTCAACGCCTTCAATGTCTTTGGTATATTCTTTTAGGTAATCCCAAACGATTGCTTTGGCTTGCCGATAGTACGGGGCAATATAAGCGCAACGAACATTTTCGCGCTGTATTGTTAGAGCATCGCGGATTAAGTCATTAATAGCCGCTACTGTCTTGCCAAAGCGCCTGTGAGCCACAATTACCGCCCAACGCTGCTTCCGTGCATGATACGCCTTTACATGCTTTCTAGGTCTGTACTTAATTGTCTTGGTCGGCATCGTTTAACCACTTGTAGGTAATAACGTGTTCGCCACCATCTCCAGAGCCATTGATTTGCATTGGAAGAACTTTGCCCATCAAAGTCATAAACCCGTTGGGGTTTTCGGTTGCTTGAAATTCAAGGTAGGAAACCATTCCAGCATTACCCATAGAGTTGCCAGCTTTCTCAGCAGCCAAAAGTATTGCGTCTTTAAGAAGTGTTGTGTTTTTGTTTGGAACGCCTTTTTTTCTGCCTTTACCGCGATTGCCAGCAGATTTTTTTTCCGTAGATGTCCCTACTTTTGGGGATTTTATGTCTTCATTCATAGTTACGTCCTATAAAGGGTGCGTCTAAATTAAAAAAGCTGGCAGAAAAATAAGAGGCTCCGTCTTATCTCTCTGCCAGATAGTTAATGGCTGACCCACAGGAAAGGGTCTACCGAGCAGACTGCAAAAGCAGCAATTAAATTTAACCATAAAGTTCATCTCTTTGCAAGGATGCTGTTCTTTTGTAAGGATGCAAATCATTTTCGCTTACCAGACCAGTAGCTAAAATCTCTTTTAATTTATTGCCGCTCAACCATGTGTCACATACAGAAAAACCACCTTGAATGCGTTTTGCATTAATCTTTGCTGGTGAAAGTGACCACTCGCTCTCACCCATATGGTTAGCAAACACTGGCCGAGCCTTTATGATTTGTGATGCAGCCTTGGACAATTCCTTGGCAGTCGGCCATGTTCTTGTCTCTAAATTACCTAGCACAGCCTCTTCAAAGTTCTCAAACCAATCATTTAGACCTTGAGTTGGCGCTACACGGTTAATGCACTTAGCTAAAAATGTTGCTTCATCCTTGATTGCCTGTGCTTGTCCTGTCAACGCACGAGGCGGGTTTAGGCGGCTCAGAAGTTTTAGTGTCAGTTGTTGAATTTGTTCATCACGCATTTGGTTTCACCATTTCTGCAAATATTTTTTGTACCAGATTATTCTGGTCTTGTTCGCTGTCTGCTTGTGCGAATACTTCATCATCCCATCTTTCTTGATTTAACCATGTAGCTGGGTGTGGAATAAACTTTTTTTCTTTACCCTCTACACTAGCCGCAAATAAAGCAGCTTGAGAAATAATAACGTCAGCATCAACTCCCTTGCAAGCCTTTCTCCACGATACCTTTGCAGCACCCCTTGCTGTCTTTCTTGGATATGAAGCATAAAAATCATCAAACTTAGTATCTAAATCCTTATTTGATTGAGCTAATATACTTGGTTTAGTTCCAAGGTTATTAGTTACAAGGTTCATAGGCGGATTTTGCCCATCCCCACAGTCAGATTTTGCCCCACCCATAGGCGGATTTTGCCCATCGTTAAATAACTCAACATCATTAAGGCAAAGCGAATATTGATTTGATGACTTACCCCCCTCTGGACGAACTCGAGAAAAGCGCTTTATCAAGCCAACTTGCTCTAAGTAACGAAGATGATTTTTGACTGAAGTTGCAGACATCTCAGAGACATAAGCAAGCCTGTTGATGCTGGGGTAGCATTTACCTGTTTCACCATTGTGATGGTCGGCAATCCAATACAAAACAATCTTAGCCGCAGGCGGAAGACCTTTCTGTTTCATAGCCAATGCAGTCATATAGTGAGACATCAGGCTTCCTTTTCAAAATAATCAGACACCTTTTTAACAGTATCATATTCCATTTTAGCCATACTATTCAAGAACTTATATATGGTTGGGCGAGAAAGTCCAGTATCTCTTGAAACCTTACTCATGTTTACATCATTAAGTTTTTCACGAATTTCATCTAGGGTTAACATTTTAATCTCCATAACTTATTTGCAATACACCCTTTACGCCTCTTAATAAAAAGTGTAAACCCTGTAATGCAGATTACAAAGGACATGCAAAATGACTATTTCAGATAAAGAAAAATTAATTAGCGAAATGTATTCAATGCTTAATAAACATTGGATGGAAAATTTAAATCAATTTGAAGCTAAAGCTATTAATTATGAAGAATATCAAAAAACTAGTTTTCCTCCCAGCGCAATCCAAAAATTAACTACAGTTATTCGCAATTTTGAAGGATTAAATTATTATGACTGATACTAAAAAATTCCACGATGCAATGGAACTTGTAAGCGAACTTAACAAAGCACACGGCGTTATGATGAAAGGTGGAAAGTCTTACACCGAAGTCTCTACCAGAATTGAAGCGTTCCGTATCACTTTTGGCGGCACTTACGGAATAGAAACTGAATTGGTTTATAACGACCAAGAAACTGTAGTGGTTCGTGCCATAATCAAAGACAAAGACAGTTTTATTGTTGGGTCGGGTTTAGCGGAAGAAATTCGCGGTTCGTCTTACATTACTAAGACTTCAGCTTTAGAGGTGTGTGAAACTTCCGCTATCGGTCGCGCCTTAGCTTCTCTTGGCTTGCACGGCGGCACATACGCCTCTGCAAATGAAATGGTTGGCGTTGAGCGCAAGAATGAAACAATTGCAACAGCGCCAAGGCCAGCAATGCAACTTACATCAGAAGACCGCATTCAAGCAGTTGTTGATTTTTACAGTAACGGATGTAGTGAAGCATCTTTTCAAAAGTTTGAACCAAAATATAACAAAACACTTAACACAATTGGTCTTTCTGAAGAGGATTTTACTAGAATGGTTGAAGCACATGATGACCGAAAAAAGGAATTAGAAATATGAAATCAATTACAATTGCTGGGCGTCTTACCAAAGAAAGTGAAATTAAAAAGGGGGGTGTGGACCAAACTCAGTTTGTTACATTCGCAGTCGCAGTAGATGATGGCTACGGACCAAATAAAACAACTATGTTTTTTGATTGCTCTTATTTTGGCAAACGTGCTGTTGGTGTCCAGCCTTACTTAAAAAAAGGTACAAGTTTGACGGTAAGCGGAGAGCTTACTCAACGTGATTATAACGGCAAAACGTATTTGGGCGTAAGAGTTAATGATTTAACCTTACAAGGCGGTAAAGTGGCCCCCAGCGCCCCTAAGACCCCATCATCTACACAAGTTGAACTTGCAGATTTAGATGATGAAATACCGTTTTGACAAAAATGTCTAAAATTCAAGTTGAGTTGAGGGATGGGAAATTGATGCCTGTCTCTCAACATGACGCAGAAAGGTTAGAAGAATGTAAATCTAACCAACTTTTTAATTTATCAGTTACTGGAACAAGATCAAACCCACACCACAATTTGTACTGGTCAATCCTTAAAACGGCAGTCGAAAGCACTGGAATGTGGCCAACATCAAAACACCTACATCACGAACTTAAATTAGTTTGCGGCTATTACAAAACCAGTATATCACCCCTCAGTTATAGTATTGTTCGCCATGTTGACAGCACCGAGTTTAGCGCCATGACTCAAACAGAGTTTATGATCTATTTTGAATTAGCAATGAGTAAATTAAGTGAGGCGGTTGGTTATGACCCAATTACAAAATAAAAATTTAAATATTGATTGGTCTAACCCCAAAACACCCAAAGCAAAAAAAGACCCAAAGTTTTTATCAAAACTGCATGAAATGGATTGCTGCATATGCAAATCTTTTAACTTGCCACAATCCTCTCCAACTCAAGCACACCACATTATACACGACAGATTTAGTGGAAAGAAAACAGCAGACAACCTAGCTATTCCATTGTGTGAGGGACATCATCAAGGGCTGTGGGATAGCAGTAAATTGGCAATCCATCAAAGTCCAAAAGAATGGAGAGATTTATATGGACCTGATTGGTCCTATTCCCAGGAAATTGATATATAAAGCACTGGACCTCGGTCTGGGTGGCAAAAAGTTTTAATTGCTTTTAGGCTAACCACTTGCTTGTCATCCAATATGACGCCTTGTGGCCCCGAAATACCATCCAAAGCAGCTTTTACAATATTATCTATATCCGGTTTGGCTATTGGATAAATTAAACCGTATTCGGCTTTTTCGGCTTTTTTTTGTGACCAAGATTTAGGAATACTCATAAAAGCTACAATCGACACTTTAACAGCTGAAGTTGTTGGACTTAGGTCGTGTCTTTTCATTTGTGATGCACAAGCGGATTTTATGATGTTCTCGTAGTCTCTTGTTTTTTGAGGCGTGTAGACGTGACCAAATCGGCTCATACGAGGTCTGGCTTTTCCTTGAGGTTGTCCCTCTGCTTCAATCTCAACATGGTACATAATTTATTAATAGTTTTTTTTAAAAAAAGTGTAAAGCCCCATTGCAATAGTGTAAAATATAGTTTACACAAGTTATAGAAACATAAACAAAGGACTACCCTGATGACCTACGATCTTGACACACAGCGCCACTTTATTACGACAATGGTCTATAATGCTATTGATGGTCTGAACGGCACTAAGTTTGCCATGAGCAACCGTCAGAAGGCAAACGCGCTTAAAGTCCTGACTGTTAAAAAGCCAAACGGTGGCAAAGGCAATTGCTCTTCGGCTGGATGGTCAACAATTATTATTA